GGCAAAAGGGTTCTTATGGCATGCCAGAAGCTGTCTATAAAATTAAAGTTCCATCTGTATCTACAATTATAAATGAAATGATACCTGATCCAGAATTTGATCAGTTTGTTGCTTCAGTTGGAAAAGAACAAGCAGATAAAATAATGATTTCTGCAGGTAATAGAGGTTCCGCATTACATATGTTTATTGAAACGTTTGTAAGAACATATCATATTAATAAAGATATTTCTGAAGCTCTCAAAGTTACACAAGAAGAAAGCCCAGAGATATTACGTAAAGAATTAATACCTGAAGATAAAATAGAAGAAGGAAGAAATCTATTTTATAAATTTTATTATTCTGATTATTGTAATATATTTTATAATATACTAGCATTAGAATTACCAATATATTCTCCTTCTTTATTTTATAGAGGTAAATTAGATATTTTCTATAAAGATAAATTGTTTGGTTTTTCTGTAACTGATTTTAAATCTTCTAATGGTAAAATAAAAAAAGGAAGTACAAAAGAATTTAAATATAAACATCAGTTAGGAGGATATATACAAGCATTAGAAGAAATGTATACAGAAAAAAAATTAATAATTAATAGAGCTACTATTCTTTGCGTTGATAAACAAAGTGAAATATTACAAGAAATAGAACTTATAGGAAAAGAAATGCAAGAATATAAAAATGGTTTTATTGAACTTGTTAAACAATATCATATTAAACAAAAACAAGAGTACTTGTTTAAATAGATTTACATTAAAACTTTTTGAATATTCTATTATATAATCTTTAAAAATATATTATGAAAAAAGAAGAAGAATCTAAGCTTACAATCGTTAAAGACGACAAAGAAGAAGAAAAAAAAATAAATAAGCCTACTGATAAAGAAAAAGAACAATATAAAGATGAATTTAATGCTGCATTAAAGGTTTTTGATAAAAAGAAATGGCAAATTAGTGAACCTGGAAAATTTGGTGCTAATGATGTAGGTTTATATATTCTTGAATTTATGAATAAATACGCACATTGGGCAAAAACTGAATGGATGGGTATGATTAAAATGGAAGAAGAACTTAAAAAAGCAATAAGTGCAGCAGATGAAAATACTGGATTACAATTAGGTTATCAAGCACTAGAATTTTGTGCATATATGTTATCAAATCCTGGGGGTACTGGGCTTATACTTGCAAAAGAATTTGAATCTCAAGCTGATAAATATTCAAAAATTGGTATAATTATTGGAACAAAAATTGAAGAAGCAAGAGGAGAATTAAAAAACATTCAATATCTTCAAGATAAATGGAGTGCAGCCGAACAGGGGTTTTATCTTGCTGATCTTGAACCCAAAAAAGATACAACTGATGAAATAAAAGATGATCAAGATGATATAAAATTAAAAGGAAAGACCATTGAAATGGATGTAACAAAGGCAGAAATAAAATAAAATTCATATGTCTATAATATTAAAGACTCAAAACTTGAGTCTTTTTGTTTTTTCCATCTATTTTTAGCAGCTTTACTCATTTTTATTTTCGTTTCTTTAGATTTAGGTTTTCGTAATTTTTGTTTTATATCTTCGGGAGTAGAAAGCCCCTTATTCCAAGCAGGTTTTCCTTTTCGAGCGTTTGATATTTTTATTATTGTATCTTTAGAATAAATATTTTGTTTATTTTTATTCCATGGTATTCTATGTTTGAATTTTTCTTTAGTTTTTTCTGAATGATGCTTTCCATAAAATGGATTTTTATTTCCCAATTTTATGTTTCTCATTTTTTCTTTAGATTCTGACGAATAAATAAACCAACCACGAACACCATTTCCACCTTTAAGACTTATATTATATCCATTTGGAACTAACGTATTATATTGAATAATATATTTTTCTTGAGCATCAAAAGCTTCTTTTCTTGTATTAAATTTTTCTAAAATAATAAAATTAAAACTTTCTTTTCCATATTTTTTAATTGCGTTTTTAATAATTTTTCCACTACCTATGTAACTATCATTTTTTAAATCGTTTGTTGAATGATCACCTACATATTGTTTTCCATTTATTAAATTAGTAGTTAAATAAACATAATTAAATTTCTTTCCCATTATCTCTCTATTATTTTCAAGAATAAATATTAAAAGCAGGACAGCAGTTAATCTCTCTTCTGTTTTCTTATCCAATAATAAGAATTACTGCTTTTATTATATATTTCATTAAAAACTTTTATTTTATTTATAAATATAATATTAAATAATTATAAATATATACATTAAAAAAAATGACACCTCAAATTTTTTTTGAACGTAATTGTAAGTGGTTTGCACTTATACTTTTATTGTTATTAGGATTTAAAAGTATGCAGAGTTGTAATAGGAATACTAAATTAAAAATGGGTTCTGCACAATATATTGAACAAATAGATTCTTTAAAAAATATTCATAATACATATTATAAAATAACACAAGATAGTATTAAAGAACTTAATTATGAATTAAAACTAGCAAAAGAACAAGTGCATGCAGCAAATGAAAGGGCAGATGCAGTTCAAACTGCAGTTGAAAAAGTTAGATCAAATACAACCATTACAGTTAAAGGTGTAGAAGAAGTTAAAGATACTAATAAAAATAAATAAAATAAAAGTATGAAGAAATTAAATTTAAGTAAATTTAAAATTACACACAAAGGACTTTATTGGGGTCTTATTATTACGTTTGCTATTTTGTATTTATGTGTAGGTTTTGTATCAACATTACATTCTATTACATTTTTTGGTTTAGCAAATTCATTGGGTTTGGCAATACTTCTTGGTTTAACTTACGAAGTTGGTCAAGCTAGCGTTTTGTTTTCGATTCTTATGACTAAAAATAAAGATACATTTTTGCCTTGGGCATTGATGTTCTTATTGACAGCATTACAAGTAACCGCGAACGTATATGCTTCATTTAAATTTATGGCTACATCGGGGAGTAATGATTGGACATATTGGCAAAAATCTATATTATTTGGAGTTCAAGCGCAAAATGCTGAAATGTACCAAGTGATAATTTCTTGGATTGCAGGTGCCTTACTTCCAATTGTTGCGTTAGGTATGACAGCATTGGTTGCTCAAAATATAAGATTAATGACTAAAGAAGATGAAGATAAAATAAAGGATGATGTTGATGAATTTATAAAAGATAAATTTAAAACACCTACTTCAGTCATTGATTTAGAAAAACCATCAGATTTAGTAGATTTTGATGAAACAGGTATTGGTGGAAATCCAACACTTGAAGAAGAAAAACTTTTATCAAATTTTATTAATAGTGACAAAGAAGTATCAGATATGTTAGATGAAGAAGAATCACAAATGATTCCACAAATTGATACTTTCGTTAATACTCGATTTGTTAATCAACCTAATAAGAAAAAAGCGGGGCGACCACCAAAACAAAAAGAAACGGTGGCCGCACCAAAAAAAGAACAGGGACTCTTACAACAAGAGGAAAACGTAAGAGCCCCGCAAAAAGAACAAAAAAATAGTGTTGATCCTCTAATTATTACAAAAGAGAATAAAGTTACTAAATTACTTGAGAACTTAAAAAGGAATCAAGCAAAAGAAACCTTTATTGAACCAATTATATCTGATGAGACATCACAAGAATCACCTTTGATACCGCCTGAATTACGTATTCCATATGTTGATAGTGGCGTTGAAGTAATAGATGCAAAGGCAATTCCAAAATTACCTGAAGTAAAAAAAAACTAAAATTAAAAAAATATGGTATCCCTATTAACCCAGGAGAACATCAAAATTTTGATAAAATATAAAAAGAGACTACGGTCTCTTTTTTTATTAGATAAATAAAATAAACTTAAAAGAAATTTGTTATAGAATCATTATATGAAGATATTTATTACTTTAATGTATTAAATAAAAAGATCACAGATATCTAAATAAAATTTGAATAAATAAAATAAAATAATAAAATAAAATAAATATGGCAATAGATTTATTTGGTAATAACACATCTAACGATTATATTTATCCTACTTTAGCTGAATGTGCAGGTAATTCTGATTCAGCAACATTTGAATTTTTACCTAATGATCAGGTAGGAATAATATCAGGAAGTGATATTATATTATCTATGGGGTTAGGAGATATATCTCAACCTGTAACAGGGTGGGTACAACAAACTAAACTTTTACAACCCGGTGAAGTAATATTTATTCAGGGTTTAACTAAAGGAATTTCATCTAGAGTTCAAGTTTTTCCATTTGATGGTTCTGTAGCATATGAAGAATCTGGTTCAAATCATCAATATTATTTAAGTGTAGATATGTCTATTAATTATTATAAAAATTTTAGATATTATCAAGATGTAGTACGCGCAACTGGAGATTATACTAATGGAGTTACTATTGAAACAGCACTTGATATAGCATTTGACGCAAAAGGTATACTTGTAAATACCACATATGATGTAAGTGGTTTAACTTTTACAGGAACTACTGCTGGTTATGCTTATAATATAACTGCGTTAAATGCAAGTTTATTCGAAGTTTCATATGATGTCGGTGAATCGTTAATTGAAGACACATCTTCTGCTATTGCAGCATTTAAATATCCTAATAGTGCAATGCTTGGGTACGTATTAAAAGTGACATATCCATCTACATCTGAAGATGAAGAAAAATATATAAAAATTAATCATGTTCCAGATAATTTAGTTTATTTTGAAGCAAGTACAGGAAATAGTAGTTGCTGGGTAAGATATGAAAAATCTGTTGATGTAGGATTAAGTGGTGCAAGTTGTACAGGAGATACATTAAGTGCAGCAGAATATCTTGATAAAGTTGAAACAAATAATGAATGGGAAAAAATTGGAGTTCTTAGAATTTGGTTAACTGCAGAAGATCCAGAAAGTTCAAATATTGAAAATTTAATTACAGGATTTTATGCGTATAATCCTCAATCGTTTGCTGTTCAAATAGATTATATGACTATATTATAAGATTAATGAAAATTGTGAAAGAGATATTATATGAAAATAACATGCACTTTACTGAACATGATAAAGATCCCATTAAATCTATGGGTATAGGAAGAAAAACAACTATTAGTAAATGGCTATCAGATATACAAATATCTGATTATAGACTTACTAAAAAATTTGAAATAAATGTCTATAATAGTGTTTTCATAGATAGTAGAAAATTAGATGAACTTCCTGAATATATTAAATTTAATCATATAATGGGAGGTTTTCATATAAACAAAAATAGTTTGAGATCTTTACGCGGATGTCCTTATAGTGTCTCAGGTTCTTTTATGGCAAGTAACAATTTTTTGACATCTCTTGAACACAGTCCCATTATTGTTAAAGAATCTTACGGTGTAAGTTATAACGATATTGAATCATTAGAAGGTTTAGCAGAAATTATAGGAAGAGGAATATACTTAAATAACAATAAATTAAAAAACTTAAAATATCTACCTCATTTAGTGCATGGAGATTTGAACATATCTAAAAATCCAATAGAAACTTTAGAATATTTTCCTAAAGAAGTTGAGGGCAATTTACAATTTACACCTTCAGAAATTTTAACAAAAGAAAATATATCTAGTGTATGTAAAGTTTGGGGGCACTTAATTGAAATACTATAAAAATAATATAAAAAATGAACGAACAATATTATCCATTACTAGAAGACTTTATAGAAAAAGTTAGAGTTGGAAAAATCTTTGAAGCTGATGCAGCAAAAATTACAAAACTTGAAGACATGGACGAAGTAGTTTCTCCATATACTGGAAAGACTATAAACATGAAAAAAGTGAAAGAAGACATGGAGAAAGCTAAATACAAATTAGTTACTCAATCTCCTCTTTATCGTCCGTATGTTCATGAAATGACTCCAACTGTTTACACATGGCTAATTGAAACAATGGCAACTGATGGTGTTAGACTTTTTGTCAATCCTGAATTTGCAGATAGTCTTTCTTGGTTAGGTAAAATTTTCGTTCTTGTTCATGAAATATATCATTGTATTTTAATGCACATGGAAAGAGGCCAAGGATTTGACAATAAAATTTTTAATATTGCAGGTGATTTGGAAATAAATGTTATAATTGTAGATACTACAGATGATTTTGATGAAAAATTTGTTAAAGATGAAATTCATGGATTATATGATAAAAAATATCTTAATATTCCAGTTGAACAAATATACCAAGATATTCTAAAAAATATGCCTCCATTGCCTCCTCCGCCTCCTGGAGCAGGAAAACCGGGTCAAGGTCAGGGACAAGGCCAGGGACAAGGTCAGGGACAAGGACAAGGTCAGGGACAAGGCCAGGGACAAGGTCAGGGACAAGGACAAGGTCAGGGACAAGGCCAGGGACAAGGCCAGGGACAAGGCCAGGGACAAGGCCAGGGACAAGGTTCAGGACAAGGACAAGGTAAAGATCAAATAGGTGTAGGAACTAAAGTTAAAATTAAAGCTACAGGTAAAAAAGGTGTTGTTACAGCAGTTAATCCTGATGGAACATATGAAGTAGA